CTATATTTTTGTCCCGTCCGCAAATGTGAAGCAAGCTGTAAAAACCGCTCCGAGGGTTTCCGCGATATTTTCAAGTTCAGCAGTCGAAAATTTATCAGTTTTCATCCGCTGATTAAACGCAGAAGGTGACGTTCCTATTTGGCGCGCTAATTCGGCTTCACTCATATTTTTATACGCCAATGCCATTCGGACTTTTTGTGCGTTTGTCACATTATCACCTCTCGCAATTAGTATACAGGATATTCTATATGTTGTCAAACATATTTTGAAATTATTTAGAAAATTCTTTAGATTTTACTTGACATTATAAAGGATTTCCTGTATACTGTAATCACAGTAAAGAAAGGAACGATCAAAAATGATGATTCAGGAATTTGAAAGCCGCACAGGTTTCTATCCCAGCCAAGACCTTTACAACTTCATTGAAGCTGCCTATATGGGAAGCAATCTTGATAAAGACGTCTTCTGCAAGGCGTACAAGGAAAACGACGGCGGGATCGCCGAGAAAATTCAGGGTAAGGTCAACACAACCAACTTTAAGGCAGGTCGCGAGCACACCGCCGAAATCACCCGTCGTGACATCGAGATCGAGCGCTTGAAAAAAGGGCTTGAGCGCGAGCAGGAGTGGAAGCCTTACGAAATGGAACAGAACGTCAAGCAGAGCGATTACGAAAAGCTTGCAAGCAGTGTTCCAAACGGCGCGCACTACATGACGGACGAGGAAGCCAAGGACTGGATTTGTGATGAGTTTGATTTTGACCGCGACAAAATCACCATCATCCACGAAATTGACGAGGAAGAAGTCAACCGCCATCACCAGTGCCGCAAGACTGGCAAAAAGATCGACCGTCGCCCCATCTACTTTGCAACCGACTATCACTATATCAGATTCAACACTTCCCGGTGGTACTACGAGATCTGGAACGACGATCTCCGCCCGTTTTACGACTAACTGAAAACGCCCGCCCCGGAGGTCACGAGGGCAGAAAGCGAGGATAAAATGAAGCACGGCATTATGGAAATTTTGGTCGATGAAATCAATAAAAATCTGCCTGAGGGCGAAAAAGTAGAGCGCCTGCGCAGCGAACCTGAAATGGAATGCGGCGATGGTCGCTGGAGAAAGCTCAACGGCCAATACGCGCCGAAGCAAAAATGACCCGCCTGATGATGGCCAGTTGGCACTGGCCGAAACGTCCGTGCAACCAGCGCGGGGAGCGTCGCGGGAACCCGTCGGCTCAGGGGATAATATGCCGCCCCTTTCATTTATATATTGTTCTTTGATAAATTAATAATTGGAGGCTAAATCTGCATGAGATATAGCTTTGATGTATTCAAAAAAGAGCATTTGCGGGTCGCGTGGCTCTCTGGCAATTATACCGACGCGCAGATCAAGCAGAAGTATTTCTGCGAATACCTCGCGTTCTGTAAAATACACGGTCTCGAAGCCGATGAAAAAATATCATTTGAAACCTGAAAATAAGCAAAAAAACAAGCTCTCCCAGCCGCCGAAGCAGTTGAGAGAGCTTTACTTTACATATTCGCAGATATTATGTAATCTGCTTTACATTGATACCTGTTACACCGCGCCCGTGGTGTCGGACGCGACCGCCCCACTTTCAGAGGACATAGGCTGCACTACAGTCTTTTCAGCTTTTACTGCGGAAAGTGTGGCAATTGCCTGATCAATCTGATCAACCGTTACGGCACCAGCCGTCGGGGAATCACTTACTACCTGGGTATTGCTGGCCATCAAGGAATCACTCACCACGGGGTTGCTACTGGCCGGCAGAGAATTGCTCACCGTTGGGTTGCTGCTGGCCGCCGGAGAATTGCTCACCGTGGGGACACTGCTGACCGCCGGGGCATCGTTCACCGCGGGTGCGCTGCTGGCCACCGGGGAATCACTCACCGCGGGCACACTGCTGGCCGCCGGAGAATCACTCACCGTGGGCGCACTGCTGGCCGCCGGAGAATCACTCGCTGCAGGTGCGCTGCTGGCCACCGGGGAATCACTCACCGTATGCGTCTGAGGCAGCGTAAAGGTTGCGGCTTCCACACAGCCATTGATAATTGTTTCAATCTGAGGGGTAATCGTAACCCCTGCCGCCGTCAGCAGATTCTTAGTAAGCTTAACCGCTTCCGTCTTCCGTGCGTCTGCCGAAATCTGATTGGAAATATAGAGTTGCTCTGCCTGTCTGACGCCCTGATCGGCGAACTCAATGATTGCCTCTGCCGTCGAAATGTACGGCGTATTCGGCGCTATAGCCTTGATGGCGTCGACGGCTTTTCCGGCAACTTCGAGTCCGGAATCCACCTTACTGAGGATTGCATTTGTGTCGATGCCCTTTTTTGTCAGCTTCGGGAAGATAATCCCGCAAACGCCGAAGATGGCGCCCACCGCCGCGACAATGATGCATACGATTTCAACCTGATTCATAAATTTTTCCTTCTTTCTGCCGAAATCACGGCAATTACTTAAATACCACGACTGCGGCCATTATGGCCACGGCCAGCCATTGGAGTACTGTGTTGATAACAGCTTCCCACCGCCGAGCAGGTTTACTTTCCATTTCTACCAGCCGCTGTTCGTGGTTTGCAAGCTGCTTTCGTTGGTCCTCAATTACAACGTCAAGGCGAACCACAATCTGCTTGAGGTCTTCGGTGGTAACTTCCACCTTGTCGAGTCTCTCCTTGTCTCGGGCAAAGCGTTCGTCCATGCGCTTCTGCCGTTCTTCTTCCAACTCATCCACCCGGCTCACCTCACTTAACCCGCGCGATGAACTGCCTCGCCCCACCGTTGATATAGATTCCCGTTTCCTGCCCGGACCGTCCTATTGGCACAATGAAGTAATAATGCTTTTCGCCATCATCATACCGGTGAAGCACAGTTGCGACATCCGCCGTCCCGGCGATGACCTGCGGGGCACCGTTGCAGGTGATTAGGGCCTGATAGGCTGATCCCCGTGCGATTTCGACCGTACCCGACGTGTCACACGAATACGGCGGATTTGCGACCGAGCCACCGAACGCCTTGAAGCACGTGTTCATGTCTACGTTGCCGGAAATTCCCGGCACGTTCCCCGTGCTGCCCGTCTGCTGCATAGCGCAGGACATATCCGGGCCGCCGGAGTAATCTGCCAGCCAGATATTCCATGCCGCCAGCGTCGCGGCGGAAAAGACATTCCGGCGGTAATCGTTATTGGTGTAGAGTGCTGTGCCCCATCCGTCCGCTTTTGCCGCGCCAAGGAAGGCGTTGACTATGCTGTTGATCAAATCATTCGACGGCGCCGCGCCGTGCAGCTTCCGATAATACCGCACGCTGTCATATTCGTAATCCGATGCAACAAATAGGATTTTCCCGCGGTATGGCAGGATAATTTGCCTGCAGGCGGCCCATTCCTTGGATGCATCTGCCATACTGTCAGCATAGCTGAACCAATAGATGGCTACTTTCAGCCCTGCGGCCAGCGCACCTTTGACATTGTTCAGAAACTGCGTATCGCGCTGGGATATGTCATTGCCATATCCGGCGCGAATCACAACCCCGGTAATGCCGGATGCCTTGACTTTCGCCCAGTCGATTACTCCGTTATGTGCAGAAACGTCAATCCATTTCTCAGTCATGGAAATATCCCGCCTTTCCGAGCACATCGCGTTCCTCTGCGATTTCGGCCGCACAAGCTCGCTGAATTCCTTCTACAGTCGAAATGTCAATGCCTTCCGCCTCGGCAATCTGCATAGGATTTTCGCCATATGCAAGAGCTTTGATGATCTCCATTTTTCTTTGTTCCGACATAAAAATGCCTCCAATTTCTCATCCGTATTTTGAGTAGCATAAAAAGCTGTTTGTTACAATGCTGGTCACCCCCTAAATGGCATGAAAAAAGCTCCGCGCCCGAAGGCACAGAGCTGAATAATATATAAAATCAATTTTCTGGCGGATCCTTTCGTACAAGCACGAAATCATCCAGTATTTTACACCGGAGCCTGTAGCTGTTACAGTGCTGCATCAGGCCCATGTAGCTGTTCAGGGTTTCATTCGCCTTTTCCAGCGGGAGCAGCCCTCTCGAATACTGACCTTTGACGTACTTCAGGCGCCGTTTCATTTTCAGGGCGGTGCTTTTACGAAGCTTGATGTGGTCCGCCCAAACTTTAAATCCGCAAAAGTCGATTCCCAGCGTCACCGGTCGGATCGCCGTTTTGTTATTGAGATTCAGCCGCAGTTGTTCATTTAAGAATTGTTCCACCAGTTCTTTATAACGATGGAGCTTTTCCTTGCTGTCGCTCAGGATTAACATATCGTCCATGTACCGCATATAGAAATGGATTCTGAGTTTCCGCTTGCAGAATTGGTCAACCTCATTCATATAGATGTTGGCCAGCATCTGGCTGGTCAGATTCCCAATTGGCATCCCGACATCGTAAAGCCTCGGTGCGTTGCCGACGTCAATATAACCCAGCGGAAGACCGAAAGCTGTATCCTCGCTTTCGATGATCGTCCGAAGCAGCCACATCAGGCGGCCGTCTGAAATTTTACGCGACAGGATCTTCAGAATTGCTTCATGCGATACCCTGTAGAAGAATTTTGACACATCCATCTTAAGAAAATAGTACTTTCCCGTTCGGCTTCCGGCTAACCGGAGCCAATATTGGAGCCGCTGTACTGCGGCATGAGCGCCGCGACCGGGAATGCAAGCGTAGCTGTCAGTGATATAGCTTCTGGCGAACACCGGATTGACCACACGATAAATCGCCCATTGAACGACTCGATCCCTGAAAGGTAGCGCCATGATCAACCGCTTTTTAGGTTCGTAGACATAAAACTCATGATATCTCCCTACTTTATAAGTCTGGAAAATCAACTCATTTTGAAGTTGAATCAAATTTTCTTCGAGATTTGCAGTGAAAGCGAGGACCTGTTCCCGGTACCTTTTACACTTTCGTGCCGAAAGGTATGCCTGATACAGGTTTTCAAAATCGTATATTTGTTCATACAGATTCCGAATCGTTTTCACTGCGCACCTCAAAAAGTTTGTGCTTTGCGGTTTTCGTTGATCTACTCGCGGCATACACAAATAAATTTATTTTTTGCCTTTCGGCATGGAAGCAGACCCCTTTATTCTCTCTGTACTGACCGTAGGCCCATGAGCCTGCGATATCTGACCACAAGAGTAAAGCAGCGCGGAAACCGATGTTCGTGCTCGAATTCGTGCGGACATTATCCAAGTTCAGATAGAACGAACCGGCATAGGAATCGTTGCTCCAGTTGCCGCCACGCAGGGCCTATCGGCCTGCTCCCATTGTCCTGACAGATTTAAGCCACCCGCCAAGGATCCTTCCAATTTCCGTTACCATCCCTGCCCAAATTTCATATTTTTTATTTGGAAGGAATTTAAGGTCATGGGAAAGTCGGATGTAATATTTCAGGATAGTGACATCAACATCGAGTTCCTGCAGCGTTGTCTTTTTGTAATATTTTTTTGATGCTTCGACTTCATGCTCCAGAATGCGATGCATACACTTTTTGATATCAGCCACCAATGCGAATTTTTCAGATTTTGGATATTGAGCCAGCGCCCCATAAGCATATTGCATCATATCGTATGTCTTGTTCAGCAATATCAATTCCTGAATTTCTTACACCCTCTTTGCTTTGTTACATTGTAACACTTCCTTTTATTTCTTGCTTATAATTGTTATATTGTAACAATATACGTTATTCTTTGATTTTCACCCGGCTATCGCCGGGTGAACAGAATACAGTTTTCCAGTGTTCAGACTTCAAAAGCAGCGCGGAAACCGACGTTCGTGCCCGAACTCGTGCGGACATCATCCAAGTACAGATAGAACGAACCGGCATAGGAACCGTGGCTCCAGTGGCCGCCACGCAGGGCCATATATTCTGTGTTGACAGCCGTGCCAGCATACTGATAATCCTGCCCGAATTCGTCTCTACCCGCGGTACTTGTTGCTCCCGCTACAGCGTGGTTTGCCACTTTCGGATCGGTATTCAGTTCTGTCACATAGTTATTTGCAATTGTAAATTGGATGCCTGTGTCCGCTTCATCTACAAATAAATATCCTGCTCCGCTGGAACCTACTTTCAACTTTAGTCCGGAAGTCCATTCCCATACGTTACCGTTGAGGTCATAGACCCCATTGATTCTCCCCGTATGAGTGGTAAGATTCTGCCCTATCTTCCAGCCTGATTTTACTCCTGTACCGGTAAGTGCGCGGCCTGATAACGTCGGATCAGCAGTAAACGTAATGCTTGCATCGTCATTGTCCTTCAAAGAGTTATTATTTCCAAACGGTTCCCAGTGGTTATTGCCAAATACGTCTGGTCCAAGAAGCTGCGCATATACAGCCAATGATACCCACTCATCATCCCGAATAAGTCGGGTGGAAATGTCCTTCCCATTCGTAGCATCGGTTTTTGCCGACGCTGTTACAGCGTCATCGTATGCAATTCCGCCCCATGGAACTACACCTTGATTTGATATTGCGACTCCGCTGCTGCCCTGTGAAGAGGCTGTAGCGTCAGCTTTCGACATCTGATATTTCGCCGCATAGAAAGGGTGAAACATAACAACGTTATAATCAGTGCCTTCGGTACCGGTCGGGCGGCTTTTTACAAAAAAGCCCTTCGGCCTGCTGGAATATCCACAGCTTGAAGGATTTATGAGCTGGTATGCGCGAAAGCCAGGTTGATATACCCATGTATTCGCTCCAAGAACAAAATCATGAACTTCTAATGCAGAGTCGCAGAATTCAACCTGTGTCCCATCAGCATATCCGCTCGTTGGAGCTGGCGGAAAAATGGAAATTGGTACTTTATTTGCAGAAGCCGTACCACCTGCTGCAACCAAATGATAATTTCCGCCGATTTTAATCATTGCTGATTTATTAATATTTCCAGTAAGTGCCCCGCCCGTGCAGTATACCGTTGCGCTTTGGCTTCCAGCAGCTACGCTCTCCACAACAAGCCCCTGCATTGTTGATAGCGTATTTGATACATCTTTCCAGTGCTTCCGCTGCCAAAGGCTTGCAAAAACTTCTATGCCATCACTGTTCTGCGAAAAATTATCAGCTGGAGGCTCCGGCTGAACCTGTTTTTTCTGCCCCATTATAATCATGAATTAATCACCGCCCTTAAAACTAAGATATTACCTTTTTCATCAGCTGAGCAAACCCAGTAGTTTTGCCTATTCGGGAACTTTTCCAGTGTGTCTGTACTTTCCTCCGCTGAAACGAATACATAACCAGACGGAGTAAGATATACCGTCCCGCTTTTTAATTCGAACTCGGCTGTTGGCAGTTGATATGCAACGTTGCATACATTAACACTGGCCGATGGCAACTTTAATTTACCATCGGCCAGTTCCGGCGTTATATCCCAAGCGATGTCAGGATAGGTGCCTGTTACTGTGCTTATCATATGGCTTTCCCCCTTATACTCTGTAATACTTTACTGCGGTCAAGCAAAAAGCCCCGCTGTGCGTATCCGACACATTCGATCCAACACGTTTAATCATTATTCTTAGGGTATGACTGCTTCCCGTCGGAATTGCTGATGCAGGAACCGTATTGGAAAATGTCAGCGTATGGACCGCTGTATCTGATGGGGCGTCAATCAATTCCGCTGTGAGCCATGTGAAATCAGCCCCGTCGAAGCTGTATCCAAGTTGCAGATTGATCTGCTTACCACTTTGTGCAGCATCCATGTAATATTCCAGTGAGACAGGAATGTCCGCACGCTGCGCCCAATCCGTTTCCATGAGCAACTTCCGGTCTGCCTTTGCTACAAAAGATGCGGCCGGTATTCCGCTTGCATTGCTGACCTGATCCGGTGCCGTATCAGTGTCTGCATTGAATCCATAGACGGAAAATTTCTGCGGGACTTGCGCGTCCACATAAGACTTTGGTGCCAAGATGATATTCATATGTATTCCTCCTACAATAAATTTTGAGCAACAAATTCGAGTTTCCCGCTGATATTTTGCAAGGTAATAATTCCGGTCCCCGTCCCATCATCCGTACAAATCACTTCACCATTTTCATTAAATTTGACGGGTAATTCCATGTCAGCTGTTGCATTGTTATCTACCAATCCGACAGGAACGGTCGATCCACTTCCAACTTTACTTTTGTTTACGGCAACAGAACCATCACCATTCAATTTAAAGTCTTCTGACAACTTCACCGCCCCCAAAATTTCTTCATTTGCTTTCGGCAATTCGTCAGATGGAACTAATCCATTGACAAGGTTTGCTTTGCCGTTCCATGCACTGCGCTCATCTGCAGTAATATGGGCTACAGCATTTGATATGTGTGAATTTAGAGTCTTCACTATGGTCGATGCAAGATTAGGATCGTTATTCAGTGCTTCTGCTATTTTATTTAAGGTATTAAGATCCGTTGGAGCGTCATCCACAATAGTTCTGATGGCCGCCATAACAAAAGCTGTTGTAGAAACTTGGCCAGTATCAGTACCATTTACTGCCGTCGGAGCGGACGGAATTCCCGTGAAAGCCGGAGAATCAATTGGTGCCTTCGATGTGTCAGAGGGATGTGTATGGTCAGTTCTCGCATACCGTTTAGAGAGACCCGCAGATGCTACTCCATCCATCACAGGGTTTGTATCCCCTGCTTGCCCTATAACATATGCGGTTGTGGCGATTTGCTGAGTATTAGTATCCTTCTCTGCCGTTGGAGCTGTTGGAATTCCTGTTAGATTTGTGTCTTTGAGAGGTGCCTTATTTGCCAAATCGTCATCGTGCTTTTTGAGTGCAGCATCAATGACAGAATTGTCATCAACAAAGTCTTGCCTTTTCGGGTATTCATTTCCGCCCCATTGATTCAGCCCGTAATTTGCTGTCTTATTCGCACTTGGCATTTACATCACTCCTTATATTGCTCAAACTGGTTCCAAGTTAAATTTTTCTTATCCCATTCATCCCATTGGTGCTTATATGTATCGAATTCATCCCATGTAATATAAGTAAAAGTATATGTAACCGCCAAATGAGCAGGTTTGATTTCCTCTATGGCCGCTTTTAAGTCATCCAAGTTAGGTGGTATACCCCGCACACCTACAAATTTAACATCAAAGCTGTAATTGCTTGGATTTTCTGTTATGTCAACTTCCCCATTTTCGTAACTTTCAGCAACATTCTGGATTAAATTGACGGTAACAGTACTTGCGCCTCTCATTTTTGATTTTACAACGCTGCGCCGATATTCCGTCTCTTTCGATTCATTAATTTGAATGCCAAAGAATTTTTCCCAGTATTTTAATCCCCATGTGGCCGTGTCTATAAAGCACTGGCTGATAATGTCCAATACGTCGGCATTTAATCTATCAAGTTCTTCACCTTGGACATTGTAAACAGCTTGGAATGTCTTGCTTTGGATAATAAATGGTGGAACATAGGATTTTAAAACATCTGCTGTACTCAATTCAACGTCACCGCCCCCAGCACCGGTACCTGCTCATCACCGACTAATATATTTGAATCCCCCCCATTCACTGTAAGGCCATTGTAATCGGTAACACCCTCACTGCTTAAAACTGCGTTTCCAATTTGAGCAAAGGAAACATAATTTTGAACGAACGCGATTCCCTGAAGATATGCCGTAATTTTCGCCTTGATGTTTGAGGTGATCTGATCGGCCGTATAAGCTGAATTTTTCAGAATCGTCGCGATGATATTGATACTCAATCCAGTTGCCGCCTCATAGGTTACCGTCGCGCCGATCGGCCGTACACTTTCGGTATATGTTTTTACCGCTTGGACGAGGTTGTCACTGGCCGGCTGTTTATTTGAATCTATCAGGCAAACCTTAACCGTGCCATTCCCATTCCATAGAGGGAAAATTCTAACTCCGCCGATGCCGGAAATAGACAATGCCCACAGCTTATAATCGTTTTTATTTCCACTGGTGGACGGTGTCTGAACTTTTACGAGAAGTCTCGCCAGCAGAGCGTCATCAATTTCCACATCTGTGCCGCCTGTAGCCGCCGTGGTATTGGTTACGCTGGTCAAACCTGAGACCTGAACCGGGAATTGATTGATTGTTCCTTCAACGACGTTATATGATGTACCCACGTCTGCCGCTGTTGCGACCGCTGTTCCTATTCCATTGGTGACAGTAATGTCGGCCATATACTGAAGTCCTGCGGCCGTCTGGACCGTCACGCCATTATACGTTCCATCCGTCCCCGTTACCCTAATGGTTACAGTCGCTTTCGTTCCGGCTTTTCTGGTGATACCGAATTCTGCCGCTCTCTGCTCCAACTCATCTGAGTACCCGTTTTCCGCTGCGCTCTGCGCAAATACCTTCTTTAAGGCTTCATCAAGGTGTGCTTCCTGCTGCGCAATTTCCAAACTTGTGGGGGAAAGTGCGTCATAAACGAATGTGCCCTCCGATGCATCAACATCAGAAGGCACATTTCCAATCATCCGGTCTAAAATATTCGCTTCATCTTCACTATACACTCATTACGACCTCCCCCTGATCTGTCGATACGGTAAAATCGATACTCAATTTACTCCCGTCAAAAACGACGGACACGTTCGATATGCTCTTGATATGCGGGTTGATCAGCAAAGTATCGTTCAAATATCGCTGGGCTTCACTTTTGAGCACTTCAGGGCCATACTTCTGGCCAATAAGATCCTCAAATTCCTGACCGTAATTCCAAGTATAGGCCAGATAACGGTACCGTTGGGTTCGAAGTGCTTTGAGAATCCAGATTTTAAGTGCTTCAATGCCTTCGACAATAACCGGCTTCCCGTTTGAAAGAACAAAATCATTTTTGTCAAAGTCCCACAGGTATTCCTTCTGGACTGATGTTTCTGCTGATGTCGAAGCGTCTGCAGGAGTTGCATCTATAAATGGAAATATACTTTCAGCCACCTGCATGCACCACCTTACACAGGACCACATAGGTCTGCCGATCCGCTGTCGGCAAAACTGCAACCATATCCCCTGCCCTTAATGCACCGTCAAGCGTTATCTGCGTCGCAGCACTAATATCACTAATTTCAGCTTCTCTTTGATATCCTGACAAAAGAAAATCCGAGATCAGTATGTTATCATTATCGATTTGCAGGTCACCCATTTTCAATACCATTGAAGGTGGCGGCGAAATGATCGTCCCCAGGCGGATTGTCGGCGGGTTGTCCCTCGATCCCTGCCGGCGCATTATTGCAAGAGTAGCGTTATATGGATTATTCACTTTCATTGCTTATATCCGCCTTCCTCAAGAAGGGTCAGCAAGCTATTCCCGCTGCTCTTTGTGGATTTTTTCTTTGCGCTTGTACTTTTTTGCGAAGGTGTTTTGGCTTTTGGCTTATTTTCTTTTATGACTAACTGTTTCATGGCCTTCGCATCCATAACATCCCGCAAATTAATCGTTAATTGCATCGTATAATGGCCATCCTGCCAAGTATGCTGATCTGTGTCAATATAGAACAGGCCGGTGAGTCCTGAATAAGGCTCCCGGATGAAAACTGCGCGTCCCGTTATGCAGTCTGTATTGCCTGTTGCAGTAATGGAAGAAGTCTGTTCAATACCTTTTAACATGCTTTGTGCTGTGGCAGTTGGGTCTTTCCCGCTTTCCTTTTTATAAGAATCCTGCAGGATGCCATAGCTTCTTATCCAGTCGGCATTTTGAACAATCCCAGCTTGGTCACCGTTTTCATCATAGATGCGTACGCGATTTATCATGTTTTCGATGCTCTCGGAATATGTACTCTCACTTATATTCAGATCATCTGACAATAGATAATTCGCGGCAACGCTGCCTTTTTGAATTACATCCAGAGCGCCTTTATCCATTTGAGGCATATACATTCTCCCATTTTGATTACCGGCTCCTGTATACGCCTGCATGATGATGTCATAAATAGTCTGTGAGTCAGCAATGAAGCTCAAAGCAATACCGGTCTCCTCCAAATCACCGACCGGTATGCCAAAATCGTCCGCTACTTTGCTGGTTATCGCTTCGGGAGTCATTCCCTTGAAATTATAGGTTCCCTTGCTTTTTATCAGGTAGATCAGGCCATCATAAGCGGTGAGTTTCAGCTCGCTGCTTGTACTTGATTTTTCTCGGGAAAAAACGTAGCCTCTGAAAAGTTCATTTCCGCTGTCACCGAGTAGAACAAGCATGCTGCCGGTCGCCACATTTACAGCCGGTAAAGAATGATCAGTAGGTGACGCCGCAATGCTTACTTCCAGTTTCCGCGCCGCCTGCTGATAATCTCCAGACCAGACTATGGATGTTACGAGCTGGGTAATGTCTTTGTTTGTCGAAATAATTTTCATGCTATATCACCAGCTTTTGCCCCGGGTAAATCAAATTTGGATTTCTGATATGATTTTTTGAAGCAATAGAAGGATAATTAGTGCCGCTTCCTGTATATCTCCTTGCAATTGCCCAAAGGGTATCTCCTCTTTTGACTACATAAACTGTTGGCGATGATTTCGTCGGCCTTGCGGCGGCAGCGTAGCTTCTGCTTGACGGTTGCGCCGCAACGAATGTCACAGTTGGAATACTGACGAATCTGTATTCCTTTAATTCCAACGTAAAATACACATCGCCGGTGCCGTCTTGCTCCCCGTATTCAAAGCTCTCAATAGATGCAGCCATATTGACATCTGTTTGAGTAATGATCAGCCTGATCGGGTCCCCACTTTGCCGCCATTTTTCAATCAGCTTTACGCAGTCATACGGCGCAGGGAACCCTGTATATTGGCAAAAGTAATATTTTTGAGCAGGGAAAAATGTCTCGAGGGTTATCGCCGCGAGTTTACCTTTTCCAATCATGTTCAATTCCCCGGCAGTCGTGATGATGACTGTGGTATTGTTATTTCCCTTCGATATTTTGAAACTTGGAGGTGCTACAGGCAACTGCAGGCTTTCTTTTTTGTCATTAGAAAATAACCAGTATTCCATTGAATCACCCTCTTATGCCATATTGGCTTCAGCCGCTAAGAGCTTTTTTACAATCATTGTCGCTATTTTGTCGCAATCATCCTCAGATCGTACATAATTTCCAGTAACGTAAATCTTATAGGTGTTTCCAGTCTTTCTCGAAAGGATTTGATTGGTTTTATCCGCCGGAATCACCTTTGATCCGTTTGGAAGATCAACCAGTTCGCCTCCTCGTTCGTTGATGACTGCCGGGCCACCTTTAAAATAGCTCGTGCCGGTTTCAAAGTGCGGTATCTGCGGGATGTCGAATCCGAATGTCTTCCCGCCTATCAGAGGCACCCAGCTCGGCACCGAGATTTTAAGTTTGTTCAGGCCGCCAATCAGAAGGTCAAGGCCGGAAATAATGAGATTCACAAAGCCTTTGAATCCGCTCGCAATGGCATTGAAGGTCCCGATCCAGAAATCGCGGAACGGCTTGCATTTGTTCCAAAGAATAACGAAAGCAGCCACGAGGGCCAGCACCAGAGCAATTACAACGCCGATCGGATTCGCGTTCATCGCGGCATTTAGTAACCACTGGGCGGCCGCTGCGGCCTTCGCCGCCACAGAAGAAGCAATCATCGCCGCTTTTTGAGCGACCCATGCCGCTGATGTTGCAGCGATCGAAGCGACTGCTTTCCACCCCTGCGCCGCATACTGAGCGATTGCCACGATCAGTTTTCCGGTCATCGTCGCCGCTGTTCTCACGCTTTCAATGCCGGTCTTGACGATTCCTGCAACAAAGCTTCCGATGATTTTGGGAGCTGCGAGAGCCGCCTGAACGCCTGATTTCACGACGCTCGCAACGAAACTCGCGGCGAGTTTTGCCCCTGAAATCACTGCCTGTGCACCGGTTTTCATGATGCTGCCTACAAAGGTAACGGCAATTTTTCCTCCTGCTACAGCGGCCTGAATTCCAGTTTTAATCAAGGCAGGTCCGAAGACCGCTCCCAGCACAATGGCAACGGTTTTAATCGTGCCTTGGTTTTTCTCCAACATATTTCTGAAATCGTTGAATTTGCCTTTTACCGCTTGTATGGCGCCACCGATCTGACTTAAGCAGTTGTCCTTAAAGGTATTCAAGTTTCCGATTAAGCCTTGTACACCCTTTTTTACGTTTTCAATGAACGCATTAATCTGCGGCCAGTATTTGATTACAAGGACAATGGCTGCCGAAATTGCAACTATGGCAAGTACCACCATGTGTCCCGGGCTGAGAATGAATTGCATTATTCCGCCGGCTTCTTTAATTGCTTTAGCAAGGCGCCCAAAATTCATTACGAGGCCGCCTATGCCATTTCTTCCTGTCAATCCCCCAATAACTTTCAGTACTGGTCCTGCTGCGGCTGCAATTCCAACCAGCTTTAAGGCCATTTCCTGTTGCTTTGGAGTCAACTTTGAAAGCCAGTCGGCAAACTCTTTGATTTTTCCTACCATCTTTACGATTGTTGGTTCTATTTTTTCCGCCGCTGTCAAAAGGCTATTGGCAGCAGGTTCGAGTGCAACCTGCATTTGGTGTCCTAATATTTTTAGCCTTTCCATTGGAGTTAACGTGGCTGCAGCGGCTTTGCTGATCGTGTCTGGGCTGCTTTTCAGGGTTTTGAGCAAACTGTCCAGATCCAAATGACCTTCGCGAATGGCCGCTGCCATATCGGGACCCGCCTTGGCACCGAAATATTGCAGGGCGAGAGCATTTGCCTTCCCGGCAGTACCGGCATTTTTGATCTGCTTGATCATTACATCAAACGCTTGGACCGGATTTTTTACACCGGCTTTTGCCATCTTTCCAAGAGAAATTCTTAATGATCCTACAACAAGGTCTGTGTTCACGCCCTCTTTTTCAAATTTGCCAAGCATAGCCGCTGAAGTTTGCCAATCAAAGCCCATCTGTCGAAGTGGCGAACCGAATTGTGCCATCTTCTGCTGCAGCACATCAAGGCCAACGCCTGTTTGCTGATGGACCTTGTATGTATAATCCAGAACCTTTGCGTAATCCTGCTGCTTTACTCCGGCATCTTGAAGCATCCTCGATGACGATTGAATAACCGTAGCCAGATCGGTACCGGTTAGTTTAGTGAGCCTTAAAACCTGCTTGGAAATATCCTGCAATGGCTGTCCGGAAAGATTTAGGCGCTGACTTAGCCCTGTGATGGCTTCGCTGGTCTCATCCATGCTTGTGGGTACCGAGCTGTACACAGATTTAAAATCATTCATGAGACCATTGAGGGCCGTTCCTGTTTTTCCAGTACCCGCGCGGATCTTATCTTCAGCTTCTTCAAAACTTGATGCAAGTTTCAAAAGGCCCGCTCCCGCAGCGAGAATCGGTACTGTAACGCCCTTTGTAAGCGCATTGCCAATTCCGCTTATGCTTTTCCCGGTATTTTGTATCTGCTTACCTGTCCGCTGTGCTTGTTTTGCAGACAATTCCATGCTTTTTGTTGCTTTGTTCATCGTAACCGTGAAATTGTCCTTAAGTGTTAAAATTGCATCAATTACCTTTGCCATTTTGTTTCACCACCTAAAAATGGGTATAAAAAAGCACCCTCATTTCTGAGGATGCAAATATTCAAAATATTTACTTGTTTTTGATTTCATTTAGCAACTTTATTATCATCCAGTTTTGCTCGATTAAGACCTTAAGTAGATCAATTTTAGCCGCATCTTCAGGCTTACTTGATATGGCGACCATTCCTGTCCCCATAAGCCCATATAGAATAGAATGTACTTCTTTTTTGTCTTCTTCGCTTAGATCTTTCAAATTATACTGGCTCATCTGAATATCCAGTCTTTTGAGTTTATCTTCTTCTTTTTCCTCTTTATTTTTGAAAAAGGCCATACGGACACCCGCTTTCAATTTATTTATGCCTATTATAGCATAAAGAAAAATTATTTACAGATGTCCGTTCGCCTCATCCACTTCTTTTTGTCGGTCTGCCATTTCCTTAGTGATAAATTCCCGGATAATCCGTTTTTCTCCGGCCTTTCGCCAGTAATAGTCGCTTGGAAAAATATGATGATAACGGAAGAGGAGATACATAATCTGTACCTCCCCATCATCATTTATCAGTTTTTTATTTCGTCTTCGTCCTGCTCATATCCGTTGAGCTCAACAATGGCGGTGTAAAGATCGTCCACTTCGCCGCTCAGCAGCAGCTTGTTGACCAGATCCTTTGGGGTCGCACACTGGAAATGCTCAAGGAGTTCCTTCGACTTGAAAATTGAAGGGCAGCCTTCAATAATCGTCAGGGTCTTCATTTTGCCGAGGTTGATTCTCTTGATGTCGCCCTTGCGGATCTCGTAGGCATTTTCCTGAATTTCCGTGTACTTTTCCGGGCTGATTGCGATGCACTGGAACTCGATCTCCTCGCCAATCTTAGCGGGTTTTATTTTGACCGCCTTTTCAGGCATGGTCAATTTCCCCGCATCAATTTTAAGGAGCTTATCAACTGCGTTCATTGAAGTTCTTCCTTTCGTTTTGGTATTTTTTGATAACGACCGCGATATCGTCTTTCAAATCCTTTGGGCATCTCTCATCCTTCAAGATTTTATTGACTACCCGCAGCAGGCTTTTGCAAAAGTCCAGATCCTTAAAACTTACCTCTAATTTTGCCATGTCAACACCTCATACACAGTCCTGAATATCCCAGTCGCTGAACGTAAACGGAATGGACTCTTCTCCATTCTTCTTTGCTTCCCAGTTCGCAAGCGCGATTTCATCAAAGGTGGCATCTTTGATGACAACGCGCTCCGGGCCGAGTGCATCAGGATCATCCAGCTTCGAGATAATAGTGACCGATGTCTGCTTACCGGCCTTGATGTTGTCGTTTGTGAGCTTCAGGAAGAAGCTGGTTACCTTATTGAGCTTGATAGTCCCTTTGCCTTCATAGCCGGTTACCTTGTATCCTTTTGAAAGCTTCCGGGTCATGTTGACATCCGCTTTGGTCAACGTAACTTTTGCTTCGAAAGCGGTAACTTCAGCCAGATATTCACCGTTGATCCACACTTCGCCCCAGGTACCGTTCATTACCTGTTCCGGATTGTAACTATCCAATTAAACCATCCCCTTACATATAAAGATTCAGGGTAATATCTTCCATGGCATCCAGTGGCTTGATATTACCAGTCAGGAAAACCCCTGCGCCTGTATTGGCTTCCTTAAGCTCCTGATCTTTCATGGAACTTGTGTCTATGCTCTTCGCCTGCAGATACGCCTTATTAGCCGCTGTGTCGACTCCAATGGAGTTTGTTTCGTATGAATCGAGCAGTTTGCTGCTCACCAGCGACGTAAGATAAGCGTTGATCGCGGTAATCAAAATGACCTTGTTGTCGTAGTTGTTGGCATATTTGCCGATGTAACTGTCATTGGCTGTTTTCGTGATATCCGAGTAGATCTGATCCAAAATATCAACGATTTTGATTTTTTGAAAATCGGAGCCTTTATCTTCAGTCAGGGTTGTCAGACTGTTGACCGCGCGAGCAATTTTCACTTTTTCTCCGTCGTTATACAGAATCAGAGAGCCATTGTTGATCAGAGTATCAAGTTCCGCTTTCGTGTGATGTGGTACATCATCGACCTCTGCAAGCGGTGCAAAGGTTGCCGCCATATAAAGTGGCGTTCCCGCGAGCATACCTGCAATGCGGCTGCAATACTGCGCCGCTGTGTATGTATTCGTGCCAACCACGATATTATCAGTTGCGAAGTTGATGATACCTTCATGGTCACCCGCAGTATTCGGCAGCACGGCTTTGAATTTAAGCCCTTTGCTGTCTCTGCATGACTTAACCCAGGATGCAAACGCCGTAGTATCTGCAGCAACAATGGACGGCACTGCCAGATAATCGAATTTGATCGTTTCAAGATAGCTCTGTGCCGCTGCATAGTCTGTTGCATCAGTAGCAATAACGTATGCGATGACTTTTTCTGGCGGATTGATATAGCCCTTCCATGCCCTTGTGATTTCCGCCATATTGTCCGCTGTCAGCTCTGCTGCCGGGATATCTGCGGTGCTTGACATTACGATCGGATTTGTCGACGGCACTTTATCTTTTAAGATCAGTGCCACAATTCCGCGCTCGCCGCGCTGGATTGTTGTCGCTCCGACCGATTTGAAAATAATTTCAATATTCGGTAAGCCCATAGTTTTATACCTCCCTCAGGTTTACGTTTTCAAATTTACGTTCACAGAAGACGCTGGCTCTTCTGTGTTCCTCTGCCTTCCGGTACTATCAAAATAATCGATGTCAAAGCTGACCTGAAGAATGTCGAGGTTGTCTCCTGTGTAACCCGAACGAATATTCTTCGGATGCAAGGTTCTGCTCCCTACCGAAAGGTTAAGCTTGAAAAGATCTTTCAGGGTGTCATACATTTTGATGTTTTCAAGGTCGCTGTATCCTTTGTCCTGCTGTAGCTCCTGAAAATACGTAATGATCACGGTCAGCTTATTGCTCGTGAAGTTCTGTGTCTCAGCATCGGAACCATTTGGCAGCAGTTCGACAAAAAAACATGGACGATCGAAGCCGTCCGTAATTTCTCTGCCATAAACCTCAAAGCTGGTTTTATTGGTGAGTCGTTGGTCAACGCTGCTTTTGATATCAGTGAGCGAAATCACTTTCCCAACCCCTCTGTGAATTTATCAAGCCATTTTTCAACATCTTCCGGCATTTCTTCCTCATACTCTTTCGAGCTGTTTTCGACCATATGAACGCCCGGGGCAAATCCACGCTCGCGGCCATCTTTATCAACAATGCGGTGTCCTCGTTCCACAAGGTGAAAATGAGGACTTGAGCTGTTAAATTCAAGATATAGCGTGCTTCCGGCCTGCTTTGTCGAACTCAGATGATAGCTTTTTTTGAGCTTGTATTTGTCGTTTTTTGCCTTGCCTTCCGGTGTCTTTTCGATGACCTTCTTTTTGAATTTGTTTCCCAGTTTCCTCAGTTCAGCTTCCGCAGCGTCTGGATACCGTTTCCTGATTTCTTGGATTTGAGCAGAGTATTCATCAAGCCCATGAAATTCAATACCGTCGCTCATGGCTTTACCTTTTCGATGCATTCGATATCTATGAACGTATTGCCTTCTTCCAAATTCAGGATACCGATAATCTTAAAAGTGCGAGAGCCGTACCTGATTAGCATGCTTTCGTTGATGTCCGAACGATACCGCGTCGTAATCTTATAAACCAGCTGCGGTTTTGACTTCTGGTCATCGAGATATTCGCCGCCCTTAAGTGTCAAAGGTTTGACCGGGCTGATTTTGGCAAATGTGGTCAAATAGTCCTGCGGCGTTTGCACTACTTCTTTTACTTCATTTGTGGTTTTAACCAGTTTTTGAAACGTTATTTTCCGATTTAGTGAATTTGCGTTCAGCTTTTTCATGTTGAAATCATTTCCAGAGCCTTCGCATGAAGCTGGACTATTTTCTGGTTATAAACAGCAGGAATGTCAGTTCCATCGTAAAGGCTTATGAGAAGAAGGGAAGCTGCCAGCTTTGCCGTAGGATCTGCTTGATCATCCTGCGCCCAATCGTGTCCAGTCTCGGTTTTTATGCTGTCATCAACGGCCGAAAGCAGTAATTCAAGGTTTGCAATATCGTCCGCCGATGCTGCACGCAAAGCTTCAACCGCTTCATCCGCTTTCAAAATATGCTTTGGTTCTGTGACTTCTGCCATTTAGGACTCCCCCTTTAAGAGGATGGCCGCCCCACTTGGGGCGGCAAAATTAACAAATTTCAATTACGCAGACGGTGCCTTCGAGAGTTTGACAAACGCAGCAGACAGTGCAGGCTTTGCATCGAGGTACATGGTGCCGCGGTAAACTCTGGAAGTTGTCATGAACCCTGCCGAATCGTTTGCTTCAATCGTCGGATTCTGATTGATGTTGCAGTAGTAATAATCGGGGTTCATCAGCAGGATAGTGTCATCCGGCATATAGTAATCGACGACGATCGGGAAACCGAGCGGATTGTTGATCAGGCCCGTGATCGGATTCTGCGTGAAGAGAGGCTGCTTTGTTGTCGATTTGATTTTGTAGATAGCTGCTTCCATCTCAGCATTCATAACCCATGCCGCTTTGGAGCGATACAGGCCGAGCAGCTTCTTTGCGTTGACAAGGTCATCATAATCGACGGCTGCCGTAGCCAACCATGTGGCAGAGTTTGAGGCATCCCAGGTTACACCCTTAAGAATACCGGTCGGCTGATTTACGCCAGTCCCGTTCAGGAACGCATTTTCCACAGCAATAGCAAGCTGATCGGACACCGCTGAAACGACATATGTTTCAAAGGCATCAATTGCCATCAGCAGCATCTGGCCTTTCACCTTTGCAAATTTGGACAGGGCGTAGGCGCTCAGTGCAACCTGAGAAAGTGTGTCATCCTGATCGCTGCCCGGTGCCTCATCGCTCCACTCGGCCGCTGTCTCTGCGTTTGCAACAGGAAGGACAACATTGCCGGGGATGAAAGTTTTATTGACCAGATTGAACAGTGCCGAAGTCTGCTGCATCCGCTTGATGATCATATCGTATGTGGTAGTCGGCACGGCGGCGCCCCCGGAGTTTGCTGCTGTCGTCAGCGCGCGTTTTTCAACATCGGAAAGAGATGCCGAACGGCCCTGCAGATATTTCAGATATGCGGTTCTGTATTCCGGTGTACCAAACAGAGCTGATCTCATTTCTGCTTTTTCCTGATCGGTCGTCACGGGCATAGACAGTACGGCATCAATACCGCGCTGCTCCCCGTCAGGTGCCGTCGACCCGCTGCTGATTCCGTACGTGCCAAGGACGTTTACGCTGCCCTGCGGCAGAGGAGCTGCTCCCCTGCCTTCGGGAATTGTGGGTGCTGCAGGAGCGGCAGGTTCCGTCGGCGCTGTCTGAGACGGTGTAGGATCATCCGGGCAAGCAGCAATCATGCTCCGGAGTTCCGCAATCTGTCCGTTCAGTACCTCGAGCTCAGCGTTGATGCTGCGGAGCTCAACGGCGTCCTGCGAAGTTTTATTCTTTTCAAGCAGACCTGCTTTTCTCGCTTCGAGACCATCAAGCATTTTTTTCAGTTTCGATTTCATTTTCCATCAGCCTTTCGATAAAATTTCGTTTTTGAGTCTTAGAACTTCGATTTCATTGCTACGCTGCTCGTTTGGAAGCTCACCAGCTTTTGCCCGGACACTCTCCAGCGTCTTTTGAGCACTCTCCAGTGCAGATTGGCTACGAGCATTTATGTCAGTGCCGTCATAGGCCGGCATTGAAACCGCACTTACCTCATATACCTTCGCAATATCCGTAATGGTCCGCGACGGCATATCCGAATCAAGACCAGTCCATTCATCGTTGCGAACTGCAAAAATGAGGGACATACCTGTAATGTCCCCGCGCTGGACAGAACTCCATAGCGCTTTCGCATCGGGGTTATTATCCGTATCGAGTAATGACCGAATGGCAAGCCCCTGATTATCAACCGAAAGCTGAAGCGTTGAATTTGCGTTATTGTTCCGGCTGCGGGCAAGCGGGAGGCTATCAAGGTCATGGTTCACATCAAACAGCACATCCGTAAAATCCGTATTGTCAAACGCTCCGCGGGCGATTGTTTCATTCCAGCATCCGCAGATATTTGTGGTCTGGCCGAATACCGCTGCATGACCTTCCAGAGTCTTTCCCTCTTGATTTGTCGCCAAATCCGGCATAGAAAAAGCCCGCATTTCATGCGAGCCAGTTTGTGGTATTTTATTGCTTTTTGACATTTTGATTACCTCCATCATCAGATTGATTTGCACGAGCGCGTGCCAACTGATAAAGATCCATAAGAGCCGCATTGATGTAATTCAAGCTTGCCATTCTCACGTCACCGCCTTCATAAGGCTCAAGGCCAAATAGGGCAAGCAACTGATTATTTGTCAGAGCACCGCGATTTCCAAGACCATCTACAATAGCGAGCTTGTTTTTTACGTCCATCAGTTCCAGCTTATGCTGATAAAAAACAATTTCGTTATTATATGCCTGTTCGGTTGTGGAAAATAGAACGCTCGTGAACGCCTGGCCCATTGCGACTACAATAGGCTCCAGCGTTTTATTATAGAAAGCCTGATACTGATCATCCGTGAAATCGCCATTCAGGATCGGCAGGGAAACTCCAAACCAGCGAAGAATCTTATTTTCGATAAATGTAAGCGTGGCACTGTCGACTGTTTTGGGATCAATCTGGAATGGTGTGAATTCTCCCTTGAAGTCCTGAACCAAAATTCCGCTTCCGTCAGTAGCCTGCTTAAGAAAATTCTCTTTTTCTTTTCCCTGCTTCTTATCATCCAGCGTGGTATTCAGTTTTAAGACACCCCGCGCTCCCAAACTTAACTGAACTGCTTTGGCAGTACCTTGAAGAATTGTATCGCTGATTTGCAGTGTCTGAAGCAGAGCCTTATTATCAGGGGATCCGTTATCTCCGCCGCCCATAACGTCATTTAAGCTATATTTTTTTCGGAGATGTATGACATCTGAGTATGGGAGAGTAAGGTGGGTTCCATTGCGGAACGTGAATCTAACAAATAAGGTCTCCGTGGCATCTATAAGCCATTCGACCTGAATAGGGTCAAGTGGCCAGATTGCCGTATAGTTTCGGCTTGGGTTTCCCCTCGCATCAGTGACGACTTCATAAGCCGGATAAATAAATGTGTTGTAGTTTAAGAATAAGGACCATACCGTTTTTTCGAGTAAATCCCGCGTTGTCATCAGCGGGTTTGGCATGTATTTGAACAGTCGGTTCAAATTGTCGCCTTTCAGACTTACGATATTTCCGCTCTGGTCGTGTCGGACGTGTTCCGGATGCAGTTTTGAACATTCGGTTGCGATGCAGTCAATGCACATCTGTACAACATCAGATGCGTAGATATTTCGGCCATATTGGCTGAAAATCGGCACGGTATTGTTTAAGAAGCGTGCCTGTTGCATTGCTTGCGATTGATTGCCTTTGAATAGGCTGTCCAGTAGCATTCAATCACCGCCTTTCTCCACTGGATTTTGCCTGTTTATTCGCAACAAAAAAGGCAAGTGCAACTAAGCACCCGCCCAAAATGATATACCCTGCCGGCCGGTAAACAAGGAACACGCCAGCCACTATAAACGCCATGCCTGGGAGTAATAAAATGACGTCCAGCCATAAAGCAAGGCGTTTCAGAAATGATTTTTTTTTCATATTGTCACCGCTCGTATTGCCTTTCCTACTTCGACATCATAGGGAAGGTTTGTAAAATCGTATCCGACTAAAAAGTTGAAGCCGTCGCATCCTTTTTCGAGATCGTCAGCCATTAGTCGAAGAGTCTTTATGGTTTGCTCCCTCGGGTTGCACCTTTCTAAAAGGATTGCACCGCATTTTACACAAACTCGCACTCCATCATTGTCCTGCTTGAACGTTGTATTTCCGCAACTCTTGCACTGGCTCATTTTTCTCACCCCACATATTTCAAATACTCTGTTTTATACTGCTGGAAAACAGTTTCGTTCATGACCATCGTTACTCCGCCGTCAATACGTTTTCGCCGATCTCCCTGCACTTTAACCGGCATAATCAATCCTCGTTTATCCATGTCCATCGCCATGTTCTTCAGGCACCACCGGTCGATTGGATTGTCGTTATAAACAATCATTTTGCTTCTGAGGTCGGCTTCCAGCAGATTCATTGGGCTTGACATGACCTCTCTCTTTTGAGGAATTCTGACCATGCAATCATTATCGACATCATCGAAAATTTCCTGCATTTCTTTTACCCAATATTTCGCAAGGGCATTGTCATACGCGATTTTATATGGCCTGATTTTATATTCCTTGACGCACTTAATAAACCATTGCGTGATAAATGAAAAATCATTGTCGTTTCCGGGACAGACCGTGAGGAACTTATCCCGCTGCCATTGCCGGTAATCAACTCCGTCTTCGTGATCATCCAGTTTTGATTCTGGAATAAAATACATCTGCAACATGTATTTATGAGGATCCTTTGGGCGCATGACCATCATGCGAGCCGATGTAAGGTCGGTCGTTTCGGAAAGGTCGACGGCTCCGATCCCGTAGCATCCGCGCAAAATGGTCAAATCAAATGCCGCAGGATTAATATAAATATCTGGTGTCAGCCATGCTGCCGCATTATTTTGCTTAATATTGAAATCCTTCGCAAGCACGAAGGTTCGTGTTTTCATGTTCGTCTTGGCTTCTTCCACCATCTGGCGAAGGAAACTCCACTTTTTTATGGCCCCAAGACCCGGGTTGGATTTTACCCATGACTTCTCATTCTGCCAAATTTCCGATTCACTGTCCTGCGTATAAAGCCATATCAGCCAGCGCGGCCGGCTGAGTTCTCCGCTTAAAACTTTTCGTGCCTCTCGTAATCTATCGTCTAAATATCCTTCATTTGTAAAACCCTCTGTGGTAATTTCTCCATAGATTGGTTCATCCTGTGTGGAAAGGGCCTGCCGGATTGGCATAACCGCTGTGTTGTCCTTCATCTCATGGGCTTCGTCCACAGAGCCCTTCAAAATATTTCTGCCTTCCTTGGCACCTGTCTTTGCAGAAATTTTTCGGATGCTACCGTGATTTCTATAACTGAATTTGCCGGTATGCTTCGGCTTTTTGGGATTTCCAAAAAATATTCCCTTGATATTTTTGCGGGTACATCTGGCCAACGAAGGACTTTCTTCCCGCATCGCGTCGATTGCCTGAAACATGATGTCTGCCTGATCATAGTCATTGCTGGAGCATAGGATTTTGATTCCAACAGGCCCACAAAAAAACTCTGCAAGGTCCTGTGCAGATTCAAGCGGCGTTTTTCCGTTCTTGCGGCCGATCAGCAGCAGATACTCCTGAAAGAGGCGGACACGCCTACCAACCTCTTTATCAAATATCTTAAAGGAATAAAGAGCTTCAATGAACGCCTTTTGAAACAGTTGCAGAATAAACGGTTTCCCGGCAAATGGAGCTTCATAGAATTTGCACTTCGTTTCAATAAACTTGATTCGCTTTTTTGCATCGGCAAGTTCAAACGTCACGGTGCGATCTTCGAAAAGGTCGAGCAGAATGTTGAATTCCTGCTTGAGTTCATGACCTACAATGATCTCTCCGCGCTGGCATTTTCCTATGTATTCCAACAGCCAAGAATGCTCATCTACAGCCGGTGGTCCGGCGTTATATATCCCGGTTTTGAGGTCTATCATTGTATCGCCTCTCAAATTGCCATGTTATTCATCTTCAAATTCTTCGAGGTCATCGTCTTCGTCCAATATATTCTTTGAGAGGATCCCGTTCAGAGTTTTAATAATGACTGCATACGCCGCTGAATTTTGCCGATATTGTCTGGCCGCTTCTACTGGTTTTTGCTGTGCTGGATTGCTCGGATTAACCCTAATCATACCCGTTTTCGTTAACGAGGCACGCAGCACCTTGTTTTCTGCATAAAAATAGGCGGCATCTTTCATGAGGCCATCAACCAATATCCGCTTTGGTTCTTCCACTTCAGCAAAAATGCCTTGGAGCTTTTTCAACTCGGCCGAATACTCGGCCTGTTTGTCAATTTCTTTATCTGGTAAAATTTGATTGTCCATGTTTTCAAAATTCTCCTGGGAATTTCAAAATTTTTGGTGTGTATAAAAATGATGACCACACACCGGTCTCCGGCGCATTTTGTGCGGTAAAGACCCCCGGGGGAGTCTCAGGCTACAAAACGATCGAACCATCGGTCGATGTATCGTGTCCATTCGTCTTTACGACACCGCCTGCTCTCATCCGCTTCGAGACGTGCTATACATTCCTCTCTGCTGGCCTCACACAAGATGATCGTTGCGCCTGTATCGTCTGCGACCTTCTCACGCTTATACTTATCTTCATACCCGCCGATGATCCACGCGCTGTTCCACTTTCCATATCTGGTTTTGATGTTGTCTATTAGCAGATCTCTCACGCCTAAGACATTTGGAAGCAGTCCGTTCGGCTTGTCATATTCAGGTAGGAATGACACCGCCGAATATAGCTTATCCATGTCAATAACTAAATCGCCATGCTGCATATGCTCTAAGACATACGTCGTTTTCCCACTTAATGGCGGACCGTAAATCAGGAAGACACCCTGCATCTTTTGTGAGCAGAACCGCCCATGCCGTTTATTATGGCAGTCGTGACACCGCACTTTGACATTGTCCGGATTCAAAGAAATCATCACATTGTTTACATTCTCCGGCGTAAGTTCAGTCGGGTCATGGTCGAGTTCGATCTCTTTTGAATTGGCTATGATTTTATGACAATCCACGCATACCGGTCCACGCTCTGCAATAATAGACTCACGGAACTTTCGCCAGCGCGTAGAATTGTAAAACGATTTTAAGATATCATACTGCGCCATTACCAATTCCCACTTTCGTCGGATTTCTTTCGACGCTCTAATTCCTGTTTACTCAAATTAAGCTTTTCCTGCTCAATACTGAGTCTTGCCTGTTCTTCGCGGTACTTGATGAGCGTATCGGTTGCCTTAGTAATACGGCCCTGTGTTTTGTCCAACTCGGCTTCCAACTTAATAACCCGGTCGAATGTGCTGGTTGTGATAGTCGTTGTTTTCTCACCATTTGGAGTATGCTCGCGCACCACACCATCCAGAGACAGACCGCCGCGCTCATCTTCAGCTTCTTTTATACGGCGTTTCAGGCGGCGTGCTTTAATAGTCAGGTCGCGGATCTGCTGCAAAAGGATCTGCTTTTCATCCAAGTCCACAGACTCCAAAAGGGCACGCTCATCTTCATCAAGCGTGTCGAAATATATCTTAGAATAAGCACCATGCTTTTCAGCATTTGTATTCCGCCGCGGTGCACCATGACCGCCCCGATTGCCTACCGCATTTTTGTTACCAATTTGGGCGCCCTGTTTTTGGGGGATGTTACTGTTCCCTTTCGGTAACGTTTTCTTTTCCCAACGGTCAAGATTTTTCCACTTCCGAACGAGTGATTCTGAAACACCAAGTTCGGTGGCGATGTCTTTGAGTTTCTTGGTCTTTTTCGATTTTTTCCAAAGCTCATGTGCTTTGTCTCTATTTGGGCTTCTCGGCTTCGGCAAAGTCACCGCCTCTCTTTGTTTGAGTTTGTTTTAAGAATTAAAAGCGGAACTGCTTTGAAAAGCTGTCAAAATCCTGTGTATTTCCGTCCCGAATTAGAGTAATTTTATTATCGCCTGTCGCTTTAAAATATCTGCGAACAATCACGTCACAGAAGAACGGCTCAATCTCCATCATGTAGCAAATTCGGCCGGTCTGTTCACACGCCATTAAAGTCGACCCGCTGCCGCCAAACAGGTCAAGAATCAGATCACCTTTTTTAGAACTGTTCTGGATAGGATAGGCAACCAGCGGAATAGGTTTCATTGTCGGATGTTCCGTGCTGCGCGGCGGCCGATCAAATTTCCAAATGGTTGTTTGACACCGGTCGGAATACCACTTATGCGGCCCAGTAGGTTTCCAGCCATATAGGACTGGTTCGTGCTGCCATTGGTAATCCTGACGCCCCAGCACCAAGGAATTCTTTTCCCATATGCAGCACTGCGTCAACTTAAAGCCTGCCTCGGTAAAGGCCCTACGAAAGTTCATCCCCTCGCTGTCCGCATGGAAAACGTAAATAGCAGCGCCGTCTTTCAGATTTGCAAACATGTTTTGATGAGCTTTCAATAGGAATTCATAGAATTCGTCCTCGCTCATGTTATCATTTTGAATTTTCTTCTTTTCAGCAGCTTTTCCCTCATAGTCGACATTGTAAGGCGGATCAGTTAAGGCAAGGTCCGCTTGCTTTCCGTCCATGAGCTTGGCAACGTCATCCTCGTGGGTGCTGTCTGCGCAAAAAAGTCGATGGTTTCCCAACAGCCATATATCGCCGCTGTGGGTATATGCTGTTTCTTCCGGGTCAATGTCCTCATCGAATCCGTCATCTTCAGCAGACTTTTTCGGTTCCAGTGAATCCAAGATTTTATCAAGCTCATCCTGCCCGAAGGCGGTCAAGCTCAGATCATATCCGGCTTTCTGCAGATCATCCAATTCCGCTGCCAGTGCTTCGAAGTCCCATTGGGAATATTCCGCCGATTTGTTGTCGGCGATACGGTATGCTTTCACCTTCTCAGGCGTCAGATCGTCGGCCATGATACACGGCACTTCGGCCATTCCGAGCTTCGCGGCCGCTTTCAGACGCGTGTGGCCAGCAATAATCACCCCGGAAGAATCCAGAATCAACGGATTCCGAAAGCCGAATTCTTTGACGCTTTCGACAACCTTATCCACAGCATCATCATTGATACGTGGATTGTTTGCATAGGGAATAATCTCTTTGACAGGTTTGTAAATTATTTGCATGGTGGAATCTCCTCGAAAAAATTCCACCTAAAAGCAAATAAGCCCCATGCCGCATTCGGCACAAGGCTTATCTCTCATCCGGGATTTGGGTATTCGTTTGTCTCAAAAAATTCCATTAACATAATAGCACGGATTTCATGAAAAAACTTATCATCTTTTTATCATTCTCAGTATTCCGTGATGCCGTACATGTTAATTGTGAATTTATACAGCGCTTTGCTCTTGATGCGATAGATCTGCGCCTGCTCATATCCCAAGCGTTTTGAAAGCTCTTCGAGGTAATGCTTTCCATGATTTATGTAGAAAAGGTCAAGCACCAGTCGTTCTTCTTTTGTGAGCGATTTCAGCCCACGCTCGATCAGCTTTACGATACGCCGATCTGCCTGATAAAGCAGCTTTAGCCGCTCCCGCTCGACAATGTTGTCCAGCATCGCATCTTCCATGTGGCTCCCGCCACCCTGAACCGGCGTTGAATTGCTGGAAGCGCCCTTTATGGACTCGAAGCGAATTTCCAGCGCCTTCACTTTTTCAGGAATATTTCTCAGGCTTTCCTGCATTGCGGTGTACTTACGGAGATCAGTGATTGCACATTCTGTCCATTTCATTTATTCTCACCTTCTTTTGGCTCTACAGTTTCGATGATTTCAATGTTTTCCGGTTTAAACGATATGCATCCATCCGGCTCATACTCTTTGCTGTCCCATTCTTTACTGAATCGTTCAAAATCATTCTGATAACAGCCCATGAAAGAATCCTGCTCTAAAAAGTAGAAAAACGATTTCAGCTTTTCATCCGCATCCTCATTCCAACCTACCAGCGGATAGCCGCTGTCTTCGTGAAATAATGGTTCAAGTGAAACTAACACTTTCGCACCATCAACAGCCTGATAGGATTTCAGCATATTCTCCATGTCGGCATCGGTAATTTTCCCGACAGACTCTGCTTTAATTTTCTCCGCTGTGATATCTGCAGTATGTAAAATGCACCACGCATATTTTTTATTAGACATTTTTATTTCCTTCCTTCAATCTTCATTTTCGCGGCCTGATTCCATGTTCGAGACAATCCAGCGCGCTCCATACGTCACCGCCTATTACTTCCGGGCGGCGGCGGTGCATGTCCGTTCCTGACATTGTAACCGGAACGCCGATTTCCGCGAGAACCTCGACCATGTTAAGCCGCATAGGATCGAATTTTGAAATAATTGTTGTACCATTTTCGACCTGTTCTTTTGGGACATACATTTTTTTAGCTTCTTGGCCGCTGCCATTTTCGCACTGCCCGATAACGATAAAGCAAAGCCTGTCATCGTCAACATAAAGCAAAAGCGCATCTATTGATTTCCCGGAGTCCTTGCTGGTTAGTACGTAATGCTGCCCCGAAATGAAATATTCCCCGTTGAACTTTGTATCAGGTATCAGCTGCTCCATGATGTTCCTCACTTTCCGGCAAAAAGCCGTTTTCTCTGGCGTAATCCCACAGCTTTCCGCGCGTGGCCTGTCCAATGCCATTCCCCGGCCGGATGCCGGAAAGAAAATCTTCAACCGCCTGCTGCCGGACAGACGAAACGCAAACCTGCGTTTTCGCTCCTTTCAATTCGACTATGTATTGGCAGAGCTGCGCATCCGTCATTTTCCTGATTTCTACGGCCTGCCTGTGTAGTTCAATTTCTTCCGGTGTCCGTCTACAATTACGTTTTTTCAT